CGCCCACAACAAACCGCGCAGATATTTGTCTAACTTGCACCATTAGTCCGATTTATGGTATATAATACCTATATGGGTCTATTGTCTGCTTTAGGTATTACAAATAATAACAAAACCGTACAAGCGCAATACGCCCCTGCCGTTATGAATGATGGCTACAGCTATGGTGGCGTTGGAAATGCTTTCGGATATGGCCCACTAGATCGAGCCTTGGCTATGCAAGTACCAGCTGTTGCAAGATGCCGTAATTTAGTTGCTGGTGTAATTAGTTATTTACCTTTAGAACTTTACAAAAAATCTACTGGAGAAGAATTAGGTTCTCCTGTATGGTTAGAGCAGCCGGACATCCGTCAGCCTAGATCCGTCACGATAAGTGCCACCGTGGATTCGTTAATATTCTACGGTGTCGCTTATTGGCGTGTAACTGAAGTTTTTGCAGATGATTTACGCCCATCACGTTTTGAATGGGTAAGTAACCTAAGAGTTAATGCACAATTAAATGCTAAAGGTACTGAGGTTTTGTATTACACCGTTGATGGTGAAAAAGTACCAATGGTTGGCCCTGGATCATTAGTCACATTCCAAGGATTAACTCAAGGCGTATTGCAAACCGCAGGCCGCACAATTCAAGCAGCATTAGATTTAGAAAAAGCCGCAGCTGTAGCAGCGCAGACACCAATGGCAACAGGATTCTTAAAAAACACTGGCGCGGATATGCCAGAATCACAAGTACAAGGATTATTAGCAGCTTGGAAAGCAGCACGTCAATCTAGATCTACTGCTTATCTAACCAGCACATTATCTTATGAAACTGTCGGATTTAGCCCTAAAGATATGATGTATAACGAAGCATCACAATATTTAGCAACACAAGTTGCCCGCGCTATGAACGTTCCTGCCTATTACATTAGTGCTGATATGAATAACAGCATGACCTACCAAAATATTATTGATGGCCGTAAAGAGTTCGTAGCTTACTCTCTACAGCCATTTATCTGTGCTATTGAAGATCGTTTATCAATGAATGATATAACAAATTCCCAAAATCGTGTTCGTTTTAATATCGAAGAATCATTCTTACGCGCTGATACAATGAAGCGTTTAGAAGCAATAGAAAAGATGTTGGCTTTAGGTCTGATAGACGTAGAGCAAGCTAAAGAAATGGAAGATATGTCGCCTAACGGAAATGAGAGCTATAATGTTTCTTAATTTTAGTAGCGCAATTGAAAGCTCTGACAGCGAACGCAGAATCATCGCTGGCAAAATTGTGCCATACGAAAAAGTAGGATTTACCTCAGCAGGCCCAGTTGTATTTGCCAAAGATTCTATAGATATTGGTGATCCTGGAAAGATTAAGATGCTTATGCAACACAAAAACGATAAGCCAATCGGGCGCATGCAAAAGTTTAATAAAGCCGAAGATGGCATTTACGCATCCTTTAAGATCAGCGCATCTATGCAAGGTCAAGATGCTTTAACACTTGCAAGCGAACAGTTAATTGACGGCCTATCTGTAGGCGTTGAAGTAACTGGATCTAAGCAGATGAAAGATTATCTATATGTAACCAAGGCAAGCTTAAAAGAGGTTAGCCTGGTAGAAACACCAGCATTTGCTGAGGCAAATGTAACTAAAGTTGCTGCAAGCGAAAGCGAAGCAGATGCAACACCAACTACTACGGAAAGTGAGGCTATCTTGGATACAACTCCAGAGCCAACTGTTACACCGGCAGAGGTTGCTCCAGTAGAAGCCGCACGTCCAACAATTAGTGCTGCTATCTATGCTGAGCCACGTACGCCAATCAATTCACAAGCTAAGTATCTGCAATATGCAGTTAAGGCACAATTAGGAGATCACGAAGCTGGTCTATGGGTAAGAGGCGAAGATGCAAAGGCTCTGAAAGTAACTGCAGCCGATGATTCATTTTCAACCAACCCAGCATTCTCACCAGTATCTTATGCAACAACTGTTATAGATACTCTTATCGGATCACGTCCAACCATCGAAGCATGTGGCGGAGCTAAAGTTATTCCTAACTCAGGCATGACAATCTCACATCCAAAAATTACAACTTCAGGTACTGTTGCAGAAACCGCAGAAGGTGCTGGACCATCTGAGACAGGTATCGTATCTTCATACGTAAATGCAACTGTTAAGAAATACGCTGGATTACAACGCTACTCAGTAGAATTGTTAGAGCGTTCATCTGATAATCCTGCATTCTTCCAGGCAATGCTTGACAACATGACACGTGCCTACAACAAGGCAACAGATGCAGCAGTTATTGCTGAAATCACATCTGGTGGAACACTTGCAACATCACAAGCTACTACCTACCTTGGAATCCAAGCATTTATTGCACAAGCTGGCCCAGCTGCATACGCAGCAACCGGTGAACTAGCAACTGCATATGTTGCTGGTACTTCACAATGGTCTCTATTGATCGGTGCTAAAGATTCGACTGATCGTCCAATTTTCACATCACAAAACCCAATGAATGCTGGCGGTACTTCATCACCAACATCAATCCGTGGAAATGTGCTTGGATTAGATCTATATGTTGATGCCAACATGGTATCTACAACTATTGATGATTCAGCATTTATTATCGTGCCATCAGCAATTGCAATCTACGAAAGTCCAGTATTAAGACTTTCAACAAACGTACCAACATCAGGCGAGATCGAACTGATGCTTTACGGATACATGGCAACTAAGACACTTGTGTCTGGTGGTCTACAACGCTACAACATGACAGCGTAGTAATAGCAATACTTTAATAATCCTCTGGGGTTTAGTAGCCCTAGCCCCAGGGGAGCTTTTTAAGAAAGGACAGTATGGCAGCCACAATGGTTACGCAGGCAGAACTCCGTACCAATTTAGGTATTGGAAGTTTATACAGTGATGCCACCGTGGAAGAATGCTGTCAATCGGCAGAAGATCTGATTTCTAAATATCTTTGGCATAATGATGCTCCAGTAGTGGGCACATCTATTAGCAACAATGTAGCAAGTGTAGTTTTAGCAAACCCTGGCATATTTGTTACAGGTCAATCAATAACAATTAGCGAATGTGGTGCAACTTATAATGGCACATACACATTAACCGGATCATTTCCAGGTACAACAGTGCCAGCATCTATTGGCACAGCATTTTGGAGCACATACGCATTTAGTTCTAACCCTAACGGCTACAGCATTATTCAATATGCAAAAACAGCTGCAGACGACCCATTTCATTTTGTAAAACCATACGGCCGAGCCCTTGGCCCAGAGCATAAATCACAGGTTTACACTGCGACCCCTGCCATAAGAGAGGCTGCGATGATCGTAGCGGTAGATATCTGGCAAGCACGTCAAGTCAGCCAGACAGGCGGGGTCGGTATGGATGGGATCTCTGCCAGCCCTTATCGGATGGGTTATCAGCTGATTAACCGAGTGCGTGGTCTCATCCAGCCGTATTCAAATCCTGCATCACTGGTGGGCTAATGGCCGCAATAAGTACCCTACGTGGCACATTAGCAACCGCACTTACTAACAATGGCGTTTGGTCTACCTTTGCATTTCCACCTGCAACTTTATTGGCTAACAGTGTAGTTATCACCCCAGCGCCTGATTACATCGTGCCGAGTAATAACAGCCAGACAAGCATCGCACCAATGGCTAATTTTAAGATTCTAATAACTACGCCTGCATTTGATAACCAAGGAAACTTGCTAGGCATGGAAAACTTTATTGTGGCAGTCGTAACTAAACTAGCGGCATCTAACCTAGTTTACAACATATCAAGTGTCTCCGCTCCAGCTATTACTAATGCAGCTAGTGGAGATTTATTAACATCAGAAATAACAGTATCAATACTAACGAGCTGGAGTTAAAATGAGTCTAACACCTGAAGATTTAGCCTTCTTAAAGAAGATAGGCCAGATCAAAGAAGCACCAACCCCTGCACCTACTAAAGAGAAAGACAAGGAGTAACAATGGCAATTTTCTTAAATAACACCGCATCGGTAACATTTAACAGCGTTGATCTTTCAGCGTATGTTACATCTGTTACTATCAATCAATCATTTGATGAGCTAGAAGTAACTGCTATGGGCGATACTGCTCATAAGTTTGCCAAGGGACTAGAGGCAAGCACTATCACTTTGGACTTCCTAAATGATAACGCTGCAACTACAGTAATTCCAACCTTGCGTGCTGCCTATGGTACAACTGTACCTTTGGTAATTAAGCAAGCATCTGGCGCAGTATCAGCGACAAACCCATCATATTCGACTACTGTATTGGTTAATAACTTACAAAACGTAAACGGTGCTGTTGGCGATATTTCATCACAGAGCATTACATTTACCTGCAACAGCGTAATAACTGTAGCAGTAGCATAAGGAGAACTAATGGCAAAGCTAAAGATAACAAGGGCTAACGGTGAAGTTACTGAACACAAAATTACACCGGGTGTCGAGTACGCTTTTGAGTTAAAGTGGTCCAACGGTATTAGCAAAATGCTACGTGAGCATGAGCAACAAACCCATATTTACTGGCTTGCTTGGGAGTGCTTACGTAGAGCTAATATCACAGTGCCTATCTTCGGTACAGAGTTTATAGACTCTTTAGATACCGTAGAAGTATTGGATGACGAAAAAAAATAGTACAGCGTGATTCTATGATCTATTCGATCGCTAGTCTTTCGATAGAAACAGGTATCGCGCCGCAGTATTTTATAGATATGGATCCAGAGATGCTTAGGGCAATAGTCCAAGTGTTATCTGATCGAGCTAAGGAGATCAAGAATGCCAGTAAACGTAACAGGCATTAAAGAGATGAAGAAAGCCCTTGGCGAAGTAGATAAAGATCTATTAAAAGACGTGCAAGCACAAATAAGAGTAGCCATGCTACCTATTAGAGATAAAGCCAGGGGTTACGCCCCGGCAGATTCAGACGTATTATCAGGCTGGACTAAAGCTGCTGGAATTATTGGACCTATGAAATACCGTAGTTTTCCAAAGTATAATCAGGAGCAAGTAATACAGGGAATTAAATATAGTGCTGGTAGAAACAAGCGAAATCAAAAAGGCTGGGCAGCAGCTAACTATGTATCTAATAACAGCGCACCAGGTGCTATCTACGAAACTGCTGGCCGTAAATCAGGTCCCGGTGGCGCACCTTGGATTGGCAGAGATGTAAGCGAAACAGATAAAAATATATCTCATTCTAATAACCCTAGAGCAGGCGCACAATTTATTGCAGCTGCAGGTCCATTGGTAAATGCAAGACCACAAGGAATGGTTGGTAATAATCAAGGCTACAAACAAAAGGGAAGATTGATATACAGAGCGGCTGCCGAAGAGCAAGGTAAAGCCATGTCTCATATATTAAAAGCATTAGACAATACAGCTGCTAAGTTTGTTAAACGTACAGAAATTAGAAAGGCAGTAAATGGCTAATTTAATTTTCTCGATCTTATCTGAATACAATGGCAAGGGCCTTGCAAAAGGTAAGAAAGATGTAACATCATTTGAAAAGAGTCTTAAAAGTCTAGGCAAAACCCTGGGCTATACTTTTGGTGCTGCTGCAATAATTAACTTTGGCAAGAAGGCTGCTATTGCATTTGCTGCCGATGAGAAGGCTGCTAAATCATTAGAGATTCAATTAAAGAATACCGGTTACCAATTTTCAGCCCCAGACGTTGAATATTACATAGCAAACCTGCAGAAGATGTATGGCGTATTAGACGATCAATTACGACCAGCATTCCAGACTTTGCTTACCGCAAGTGCCTCATTGATCCAAAGCCAGAGAGCCCTAGCCGTTGCTTTAGATGTATCAGCTGCTACAGGTAGATCTGTTGAAGAAGTCAGCGCAGCATTGGCTAAAGGTTTTACCGGTCAAACTACAGCTCTATCAAGACTAGGCGCAGGATTAGATAAGGCCACCCTTGCTAGTGGTGATATGGGCAAAATCCTTGATGAATTAAGCAGAAAGTTCTCAGGTCAAGCCCTAGCAAGATTAGATACCTATTCTGGCAAAATGGATAAACTTAAAGTTGCCACAGCTGA